TTGTACTTTGTATCAGTCAACGGTTAAAGGTTTTAACATCCATTTTTCCACTTTTTGCCAGCTATCAATATGGTACTTCTCTTTGAAATAGTTTTGTAGTTGTACATCTATTGGATCGGATGAATTGAATTGCGCATTTCTCATCCGGTGATGGTGAAACAATACTGGGTATTCGTCATTATAGCCTGTTTTTTCGTATGTAAAGTTTCCAGCGTTATACATGGCTGGCCACCAGTGGAGGATTAATTTTTCCTTATAAGCTAAACAGGTTATAATTGCCTGATCGTGTCTATGTTCCTGGAATTCAGGAGGATTAGGTAATTTGCTCCGGCTATCATCTATCATACCCGGGTCACAACACCAATTAAGCCATTCGGTAACAAATGTTTTTGAGAATTGCGAATTACGGATAACCATTACGCTAGCCTGTGCTTGCTTTTCCTGTCCGTCATAAACCCTGGTACTCATTATTGGCACGTAAACATCAGCTTTACACCATTGCCTATGCACCCATTTATTGCCAAACAACCATATATCCCCTCTCATCCGGTCAATGATATGATTCACATTATTCACGATCTCAACACCAGCATCACAATAGATTAGGTAATCACCCTCTTTCATTTTCTTAAGTTCGTGGTCAATGAAATATGGCTTCCAAAGCCAGTACCCGCAACCACGGGGCTGATCGAGAATAGCGGCATTAGCCTTTCTGAACTTCGCATCAATATCTTTTGGTCCGTATACCTTCACCTCATGCACATTGTTTTGTAATGCGCTCACCTTGCAGATATCCGCTGCAATTGTCATGGTGTCATCGGTAAAGGTTATCAGTCTTGTCATACTAGCTTTTCCTGCGATTCTTTAAAATGCTCCGTATAGTCCACCTGCCGCCCCCAAATTTTACTATGCCTCGGCCGCTGCCATGCTATCATAGGATTGATCACATAGGCGTTTAACTGCTGCCCCGACAACCAACTATCAAACATCTGCTCGCTAAACCCCGGTTGGTTCTCAAGGATAAACGGAATGCACTTTTTATTGTACCCAATACAGTGAGTAGTAAAAGCGCCTTTTATTTTGAATAGGTTATCGGAGATCTTTACCGGTTTTTCATCCTGAATATTGCAGCCGAAATAGATAATGTCCCAATCTGCTGGCAGTTGATTTATTGCCACTTGTAGGTGATCGTGCTGGTTAAATACGCAATCATCTTCAAGGAATAATAATCGCTGCGTATCGCTTTCAAAGAACTCAATAAGTATCTGCCTGGTTGACCGGTTGAATGATTGATGCGGACCTATATCTGGCAAGGCCTCGAACTTTTGCACTCCCGATATTCCAACCCTGCTAAATTCAGCTTCAGCTAAATGCCACTCAGCGAGATCAGCCGTCAAACAAACTTTTCGATCGAAATAGTCAAACATATGGATGATAAAACCCGGGCGACCTGCGCCACCCGGGTAACCGTTAAATATTAAGTAGTACCGATGCCGCCATATACGAAGGCATCAGGACGCATAACTGCAACTTCTGCACGAGCCTCACCGCGGAAGGTGATCAGGTTGGCGTAAACTGCCTGATCGTGCGTATTGAACATGCGCACATTGAATCCTTCACCGGCTTTTTGCGTGATCAGCGCTTTGCGGAAATCACCTACTAACACTTTGTTATCAGCGATTGCATTTGTCGAGCACTTTGTCAGACGCAACCCGGCAAATATGATAGTGCCATCAGGCAATACCAGGTAACCGCCGGGCCTGCTGTAGTCCTGCGGCTTTGTGTTGAGCAGCATAGCCCAAACAGCCGGACGTACCACAATGGTATCAGGCTGGTAGTTATTTTGCTCCAAATTGGCCACCCAATAGGCAATTTTTTCAGCCGTTACCGTGGTAGCTACCGGCAAGGAAGAAGATCCTGTAGCGCCGGTTACCAGTGTATCAAAGAAGTCGAAGGTTTCCGTTCTCAAGTAATCTTCGGTCAGTTCTTCAGTGATATACTGAGAAAGCCCTGGGATATCCTGCAGCATTTCAGTTGCCACATCCACGGTTCCTGCGCGGTACTTACTGGTTACGGTAACCATCGTATTATCGTAGTCACGCTTTGTTTTGGTGGCACCGGGCTGAGTTGTGGCAGCTACCGAGCCTTCACCGGCAGGAATGTTCTGACGCAGGAAGATGTAAAGACCGGTTGTTGTATCGATGGTACGCACCAGGTCGCGGAAGTGCACCAATTGACGGCCTCTTGAAGCAAAATTGTTATCCCATGTAGGAACCGCCGAGATGCTTGCCCCTGTGATATTGCTGGAAATGGTCATGGTGCCCACTGCTTTGGTGCGCATGAAAGGCAGTGCAGTGTTCACATTGTTATGAACATCGGCCCGATATTCTTTCACGGCATTCTCAGCGGCAGTTTCAAATTCCTTCAGGAAGAGGTCTTTTACGTTCATCTTGTTTTCAGGAATCGACACTTTCATTGCACCGGCTTTAGCCTGCAATTCTTTTACTTCATCCTGAATTTGTTTGAGCGTAGCACCTTTGTCACCCAACAAGCCGTTGAGTTCCTTTACGTTCGTTTCGTATTCCTTGATCTTTTTGTCCTGATCGTCATTGAAGGCTTTCAGATCACCGAGTTCTTTGGTCTTGGTTGCCAGTTCATCTTTAAGCTCTTTGTACCTGGTTTCCATGTTCTGGTCCAGCTTTTCGAGGGCTTCGAGCTCAGGAGATTTACCGTCTGATTTATATGCCGCATAGCCAAACCGGCCTACCCCCGGCATGCGCCTGGTAACCATTTTGGGTAACCCTGCAGCCGTGGCAATGGCCATCAGGGTTGTTAAATTACGTTTCATAACGTTTTTACTTTTAATAATGAGTAGTTTAATTGCTTAAGAAACTCATTATCTTCCTTGCTGGTGATCGGGTCATGAGTGGTTTTATCCGGGTCATGAGTGGCCACTGATTCAATTTCAGATAATAGCTGTTTCGTATTGTCGAGCTCCATTTGAATGCGTTGAATACATTCATCCGAAGCCTTCGTATTGTGAATAAATCTTTCCATGGTTTTGATGCCTTCCCGCAGATCTGAAACCTCTTTCACTCCATACTCTAACCGGCGTTTCAAATATCCAATATCATAGGATTGACTACCTATGATTTCATTTATGTAGCTCCACATGTCAGTACCTTCGGAAACCATATTGTTCATCTCAATGGACATTCGAAGGGCTTCGCTTCTGTTTTCAATCAAACGGCGCAGGAAATCCTTTTCCGCATCATTTAAATCCTTTGTTTCGAAGTCAAAATGCTTCATAACCGTTACTACGCCGCTGTCCTTGTGAGCCCCCCAATGCGTTAAAACCGACGTTTCCAACCATTGAACTTCTTTAAGATCGTACCCCTTGCTGTCCTTTAATTTTGGCGCAACAACTGGATTATAACCGTATGACGCTGCTATAATTATTCCTTCATCAATTTGGATTAGTGTATCATTTCCTTCCGTATGAGTTCCGTAGTAAGATTTAACATAAGCGTGTTGATCATCTTCCCAGAAATCATCTACGCGACCAGGACCTGAATATTTGTTATGGTTTTTAAAAAGACGGATATCCGATCGGTTATTATTCCATGATCTAGTGAACATACCTTTGTTTGACATATCGCCTTCACGATCTTTAGACTGATATGAAGCCTGCGCAATTACCGCAGTTCTCGAACTCATATCAAGGTCTTTAATGGTAATGCCATCTTTGGCGATCTTCATTCCCTTTGTAAGCATGTCACTATTTTTAAACTGTTTGTAAACTTTGTTTTGGTATAAGTCTGCCTTTTAAATCTCTTTTTGGCACCAGAGCCGCCGTGCATCTACAATTGATAATGTTCCCCGCACTTGCCGTTATGTCGCCCGGTCCATTCATCATTTCAACCGCTACCGGTATATTGCCCTTGTAAAGCGTAACCGCGAACTTTTCTTCCTGAGCTACAATCTGTCCATCAACATCACGGTGGCCGTGCCTGGTTCGGTTGTCATGGGCGCTTATCCACTCCTTACCGGTTTCATAGTCACTTTTATCGGCTGCCAGTTTCCGGCCT